AGCAAATCTTTTCTAGTGTCAATTGGTCTGCGTTTTGCAACATCAGTAATAGTTTGACCTGCGTCACCTAAAGTTCCTGTAAGAGCTTTTATCGCGGCTCGTAGTGTTGCATTATCAATAACAAGTTTGCCTTGTTTAACTTGATCAATAACCTGTTGAGCTGTTAAACCTGTCTTATCAATTAGCATTTGCATTTGTTCTCTAACAACTGGCGAATATTTCTTTCCTATTTCTGTAGATAACAATCTTGACATGCCTTCTGACGCAAGTTGACCTCCACCTTGTATAACTGTACCAAGTGTGGCACCAGCTACATAACCACCCAGTGCGTTTTTTGAGTCCTCTACTATTCCTTCTTCACCTGTTCCAACAGAATACGCTGCACCTTGCTTACCTGATAGATGTGCTACTTCCCCTATACTTTTACGACCAGCTAATTTAGTTCCTAATTGTGTGATAGTTTGCATAGCTTTTGCCCAACCTGCTGGGCCGCCAAATAAACTAGCAACAGTAGGTACAACTGCACCTGCTATCTCTATAGCTAGTGATTCACCCGGTTTTGCTTCTTGGTACTGACTTACTTTTGTTCTAATTTCATCTCTAGCTTGTTCATAAGTAACGTCTTTATTTAATAATGCTTTACCAAACGCTTCTAACTCATCTGCAAAACCAAAGGTTAAGCCTTGTGCTAATGCTCTCATTTTTTGATCTTCAACTTCAGCTTGTACCTCATTGAGTGTAACCTGATCTATTTTTGGTGATAAGGCTGTAATTTCTTCAATTGCTTCTTCACTAAATCCGACACCATCAGGGTTTTCTGCTTTTTGTTGTGCTTGGTTTAATGTAGCTTGTATTTTGTTTTTAAAATCACTCATTACATAAATCCTTTTCTTTGATCTAAGTTAAATGTATTCCATAACATTCTTCCAGTAAAGCCATCAGCATAATTACCTTCTGCAATTATTTCTTCTAAATCTTGTTGCTGACTTTTAGAAAGATTATGGTATCTATGATCATCATGTTCTTTAGCTCTTTCAGTAGTCTTTTTCATCCAGTCTGTATATGTCATGTTTGGATCAAACTGAATTTCATCTACACGGTCATACATGACTCTAGCTAATTTCTGTTTAGCAATAATCATTTCATCAATGTAATCTACTAATTCTTGTTCAGGCAACATTAAGTCTAAGTTTGTAGCCATTGCCATCGCCATTTCACGCTCTGATAATGCACCAAATGTAGCCATGTTTATTACACTAATACCCATTACATTAGCTACTCTACGTAAAAGAGCTGTCTGTTCATTCATTGCTGGTAAGAAGTTTGTAACAAGCCATCCTGTTTGCGCTCGATCTTCTTCTCTCAGCTTTCTAACACCGTTCTCGTCTGTGTAGACTAACTGATCAAGCGCTATCTTATAGTTATAGACATCAGCTTCTAAGGCTTGACCTTGTTGGAATGCATCTCTTGCCACCTCTTGCACTCTTGATTTGTCTGCTTCTAAGAATTTAGCTTGTGCTTCTGTCTTTCTTAATTCTTCTTCTGTAGGTAACACATTTCCTGTATAAACAATTGATACTTGATCAGCTGGTGCTTTATTAGGATCAGTTTTTACAACGTACTCCCTTCCATCTGTTTGATCTACTTTTGGTGTAGAAAAATTAATTTTTAGATTTTCATCGCCATAACCAAGATCATTTGCAACCATCTTGGTGACTTCTTTCATCATATCTTCAGTTGGGTTAAAGGTTAGCATTTCAGCGTAATCACCAAAGTGCGCTCTACCCTCTTTTTGAGCTTCAGCAGTTAACCATGATATGTATCCCTTAACATCTCCTTTTGCAGTTGCATCTTTTGAGAGTAACGCTGATGCATCTTTAATAGACATAATGCCTTTTTCAACTAGATCAGCTTGATTGTTATGCCCCATTTTTCGTAGATATTTAACAGTTTCGTTTCTTTGTTGGACTGTGCCTTGTTGTTTGATTGTTTCTCTAAAAGAAGCCGCAAGACTTTCGTCAGGATCAAGACGCATAGAGTTGAAGCCAAGACCAAGCCTTGCTACTTGCTCTCTGCTCATGCCATCAAACAATTGATTGCTAAAATTACTAACTACACCACCAAAACCTTGATTGCTGTTATTAGCCATTTGTGTTGACTGATCATCAGGTCTTTGATTACCTAGCAAACCACCACCTGAGAAAGCGTTTCCTAATATTCCTCCTATTAGTAGTTTAGATAATCCTGCCATTAGTTACCTCCAGTATATCCACTAGCACCTAATGACAGATAATCAAACAATCCCGGTGTTTTTGTTCTTGTTTGTACTGTAGTGCTTTCACCTTGTGGTGTATTGCCTAGTGCATTGTTAAGATATGGCAACCCTGCTGCTGGGAAGCCTGTATATGTGTCAAATTTGTTTCTAGCGTTATCCATAATCATTTGCTGTAATGCTTGTTGCATTGCACCTTGTTGAGCAAGATTTTGATTTACTTGTTGCCCCATACCAAAGCCAAGATTTGAAATGTTAGCTAGTTGGTTTGCTGCTCCTAATCTTTGATTTTGTGCTTGTAAACCTGCGCTCTGATTAGCTAATGATGCTTGTAATCTGTTAGATATATCTTGTAAACCTGAAGATTGATTAGCTAACTGACCTTGCATATTGTTTTGTATGTCTTGCAAGGCTGCGTTTTGTGCGTTTGCATAGTTAGATTGTCTAAGGCCTGCTGATGATCTTGCAAGTTGTTCGAGTGATCCTCTACCTAATTCAGCGCCTTGTATTCCATGCCTTGATCCACCAAAAGACTTAGCTTTTTGCGCTTGTGCTGATAATTCATTTAGACCTATTTGCGCTCCTCTTAAAATGTCAGCTTCGTTTTGCTTGATTACTGCATCTGTATATGGGTTCATGTATGGATCAAGATTCGTACTTGCAAGTGTTTGAGGTGTTACTCTTGCACTATCACCAACAACACTTACTTGTTGTGGTGTGTAACCCATGCCCATAGCACTACCCATACCAGCGCCTTGTATACCTTGCGCTGCTAGTTGATTAATGTTTGGTGGTGCTGTTTGTCCACCGGGTAATGGTGATCCTGCCATTTTATTATCTCCTATTTGTATCTGTCCGAAAATCTAGTAGGATATGTTGCTCCTACTGTATAAGTGTCTGAGCTTTGTGGATTAGCTTTTTTTCTCACATCACTCATAGTGGCACCAAAAATTGTTTGACCTAATGCTGGTTCACCTTTATCTACCATTTTTACTGGTGTAACCACATCGAGAACATCTGTTGTTTCTGGAAATTTTGGTGTCAATATATCTAGCCATTTTGCTCTACCTTCATTATATTCAGCTTCGGTCAGGGGGGCTGATTCCCCCGTCACTTTCCCATACCATATCCTAATGGATTACTACCTTTTCCAGTCACTATTCCACGCATACCTGCTTCAATGTCTGCTGTATCATCCATTGTAGGTGTTCTAGATGGTGGTTGTAAATTAAAATTTGGTGTAGTAAGAGGTGCTGAAGGTAAATTACCAAAAGCATCTAAATTAGGTGGGTTATAGCTTACAGTCATTTCAGGTGCTACACTATTAACTACATTGCCATCTCTATCTCTTAATACTAAATCAGGTGTGTTTATTGGTGCATTTCCACTAGGTCTACTTGTTCTAAAGTTTACATTTCCTGATGGTCTACCACCACTATTAGCTCTTGATTGATTAAGTTTTTGCATAGCTGGTGCGCCAAATAACGCTTCATATTGTGCTACTGCATCAGGCTGTGCCTTACGTGTTTCAGCCAATGCTTGATCATACAATGGCATTGATGAGTAACCTTTAAAACCACCTGCAAACTCTGTTGGTGTAGGCATCTGACTTTCAGCAGTCATTGTGCTATCAGGAGCTAATAGACCAAACGCTTTTGCTGTATCTAAATTATTATTCATTGCAAGATTTTGTACATCGTTAAATGCTGCGATCTCAGCACCACGATATGGCATATACTCTATGCGTTGTACATCTTCTGCTCGTTGCAAGTTTCTGATTGCTGGTTGTTTCAGCCAATCAGGAATCGTTGTTTCTTCTGTTGTTGTTTCCTTGCCACCTTTTCCACCACCACTACTCATGTCAAAACTCCTTTAATAATGTTGTGAATTGTTCTTTCCAACCTTTAGAAGCTAAAACCTTTTTCCAACCTCTGCGACCTGTTACGGTCATACCATCACAACCTTGCTGTTTACCCCATGCCATTGCATCATCATGCATGTCAGTAATTTGTTCTATTCCTTGCCCTTGATCTCCTCCTGCTAGAAAGACGTGAAGGACTTTCTTATTAGGATACACTACTATTTCAGTTACTGCACAACCGTTTGCACCTAACCACAGTTGAAAATCACCTTTTATTATCCCATCAACTACATCTTTAAACTCATGAGTATTACCTCCTTTGTTCAAAGCTGATTGTATCCAATCTCTACATCTCATTAATTCTTCTTCTAATGTCATGGATCAAATTTTAGTTTTACCCAAGCACCGTTCTTACTTACTACAACAGCGTTTTGCGCTTCATCCCACATAATTATGCCATCTTGTGTAGCTTTGCTGTCAGAGTTGTAAAACTGTAGCTTGTTTCTTGTTGTTGTTAAAAAACTATTTAATCTTTCACCCCACGGTTTCCAATCTGATCCTAAAGGTGGTGGAGGAGTCTGTGTACTCATCGTCTACCTCCTGCACTTGCTTCTATTCTCATAACTCCTGATCTCCAGTTGTCGTTACCTGTACCTTGTACTTTTATTCGCACTTGTCTACCCTGAAAGCGCACATCTGTAGGATTAGTAAGCGTAAATGCACCATGTGTGGACTCAGTATCATTCGGATAAAAACGTGTCTTAAATGTCACTTCTACTTGTCCTTGTGTTTTTTCGTCAGGTATAAGCTGAGTTACTTTCATAATGCTGTCACCGTTACCAATACTAATTGATCCTGACTCTGCGTATGGTTTTGTAGAGCCATGCGTGTAACCTGTTTCTTGATTATACAAATTACCACTAGCATCTGCCCATATTGGGTTAGTAAACACTCCTGAATCTACACCTGCTGTACGATCTAACTCTCCAGTTGACCAATGCCCCTCTTTATAATCAAGTGCAACGTATCTATCGTTCTCGTTTGACGTTCCTGAAGGGTAAAACCACCATATTTCGCTGTGTTGAGAGTTATGAACAGCGTAAACCTTGCTTATTTGTGACTGATTTAGGTCATCAAACACATAATCTGACACTTCACAGTTAATTTCTTTAGCAACTGAGCCATCAAACGTGAAGAAACCACGTTTACCCATCCAAAATGCACCTTCATCGATTGCTACAGCGCCTTTACGTGATGATAATCCACAAGCTGTGCCTACTCTTTCAAAGCCATAGACAAATGGTGCGCCTGAGTATGTTGCTACGTGTGCGTCATTGTCAGTAAGTATTAAAGTTCTACCTCTCATACGCAAACCACTCATAATTTGACCAGTTGTCTGTAATTCAAAATCACCCGCTTGGTTTGTAGCTGACGCAGTCCATGATGTGTTGTTCTCTTGATCACACCATGCCACTTTACGAGGGTTACCACCTGCGCCAAGTGCAAATACAAACCTTTCTTCAGTAACTACTATCCCTTTATTGCTTACTGGTGCGTTGCTAACTTGAGCCGCAACTACACCTGTGTTCAATTGCCATTCGTATATCTTGCCATCTTTTGACGAACAAGCTAATAAGTATTCACCCCAAGTATCTAACGACCAAGTTGTTGCTTCTGCATATACACCTGACGATGTTGGTGCTGATCCATAGTTATCATGTCCATAGAAACCACCACCATAACCAAGATTTAATGATCCGTTTAGGTTTCCTGATGTTAGTCCTGAAGGTGTTATGTCGTAAACCGTGTGTGAGGGATTTACATAATACAGTTTGTTGTACGTTGCTCCTACAAGATATTCGTCACTAGAATTATCAAGAAACGAAAGCATTGCTCTAGGTGCTGATGCAAATGCACTAGCTTTTCTACTTGTCCATCCACCAACAGGTCGCATTGATCCATCATGCCATCTAACTAAACTTGCATCTCGCCATCTGTTAGACGCTTGAAAATCTGTACCGTTTCGGTATTGCCCCGGTGGTATGTCTAATGGTATTAATGCCATAATATTAAGCCGCTATTTGTGTCCATGTTATAGATGTAGGTGGTATTACCTCCCACTTTTCTCTAGCTATTGTTGCTATACCTGATGTTGATGATACTATACCTGTGCTTTCTCGTACTCTTGTATTATTGCTAGTCTGTGTTGTTGTGCTTGTTGATGTCATTGTAGCAGCACCTACATACACAACTAAACCTGCAGACGTGGAGCTTGACGTGACTGTTGCTGTAGCAGTTGGTTGCTCTATACGTTCTGCACTAGCTGTTGTTCCACTTGTAACACTTGATGTAGCTGAAGCGAGATTTACTTTAGCACCTGTACAAGTCGTATCAACTGATGTAGCAGATATAATTGTTTGTAAATCTTCAGCATCGTAGTTGTTATAACCATACAAGCCACTACCATATGCAAACTTATCTGAGCTTTCTAAGAAGAATTTTTCAGCAGTTGCAGTTGCTGTAGATGTAGCAGTAATTTGTACAGGATCACTAAAGGTAGCAGTTGCGTTAGCAGTAGTTGCAGAATTTTGTGTTGACGTAGCACTACGCTCACCTATTCTTTGACCACTACACGTACTAGCACTTGTGGCTGTAATAGTGCCACCAGTATTTCCTAAGAAACCACCTAAAGCTACAATACTTGACGTTACAGTAGATGTTGCAGAGCCTAAACGTATACGCTCACAACTTCCTGTTACACTAGATGTTGCAGTAACTACTGTCTGTAGATCAGCATCACCCGCAAAAACATTTCTACCATATAAGCCTGAACCATATACGTATCTATCTGATTCTTCTAGTACAAACTGTTCAGCAGAACACGTTGCGCTTGAAGTAACAGTTATGGTTGCGTCAGCACCTATAGCAACAACGTAATTTACATTGGCTATACTTGATGTGGCTGTTAATGTTGCAGAAGCGTCTTTTACATCACCTACACTAGAGCCAAATGTTCGTAAGCCATAATACGATTCACCGTATTCAAAAGCCATCGAAACTTACTCTATTAGTTTAGCGTAATATCTAAGTCACCTGATGGAACACGAAATACATCACCAGTATCAATAGTTTTGCTCGATGATAACGTAGCATATGCCATTAAGTTACCTGATGTAGAAGCATCGTAAACACCAACGTGTGTTACTGTACCCCATGAACCTGTAGCTGTAGGAAATTCTACTGCCGCATTGTTCGATGTTGTATTACCTGATGTAGTAAATGCAACTGATTGTCTAGCATATGCAGAGCCTGATAACTCCGTTACTGAACCAGCTTCACCATCAGCTACTGCTGTAAATAACGCTAGGTAATGTGTACCTGGAGCTGTGTAAGCAGCACCTGCAAATACGTGGTCTAATATTTCTGTTTCTAAAAAGTTTGTAAAACTCATACTAATCCCCTCACTTTCATAGTTAACCCTGATCCACTATAACGAGCAGATTCAGAGGATTCATTTAATCTAGCAACTGCTGCGCTATACATCTGCGCCCAAACTGCTACCCTTTGATCTTCTGCTAGGTACGGTGCTGAGTGTATTAACGCTCCATAGAGGTATACATCAGGCGCTTCTAGTAAAAGCCAGTTGTCTGCGTTACTACTAAGAGAAGGTATCTTCTGATAGTAAAGTAACTCAAAGTCTGTGTCTACTGATGGTGTTGGATACAATTGAAACTGCCCATCAGCGTGTGTGTACATTCTTGGTGTACCTGTTGCATCTTCATTAGCTGCACGTTTGTCAGCCATAGCATCTCTAGAAACTAAGTTAACAACTGTAGTTCCTGTGCCTGTTAAATGCAACCTTATAGTTTCAATCCAATCAGGAGGTACTTGCATATACTCGTCACCACTTGATTGTTGTCCACTTGATCTTGCTTCCATCTTCCAATGTCTAACATCTCTGTTTATCTGAGCTTCTGCTAATGCAATGAAGTCAGGTATGACTGACGTGAGATCATCTCTGTTTA